TCCCCGCGGTCTGTCGTTCCAGATCCCGCACCGTCGCGGGGCGAATGTCGATCGGCCAGGCGGGCGGCGAATCGACCCACGTCTCGATCGTTCCGCCGTCCCCGTCGGGGACCGCTTCGACCGTTTGCACCGTCCCGACGTGTCGGAAATCCCCGATCCCCATGTCAGGCCAGCGCCGGATCGCGCGATCGCCGCGTCAGGTTCGCGATCGCGGTCCAGACCCGATCATCGTTGTCGTTCGCGGGCCCGAATTCATCGCCGCGGTGTTGATAGAGATGTCCGAGGAGCAGAAACACCGCTTCGCGGATCCAGGGCGGCGCCGTCGTGTCGTCCCACGTCGGATCGTTCTGATCCTTCAGATAGTCACGGATCGTCGCGCTCGCGCTTGTGAGTTTTTGCGTGACGAGCGCGTCATGCAGGTCATCGGTGATCGCGAGATGCTCTTTCGCTTCGGCCAGTGTCACGAGCAGCGGATCGGCCGCGGCCCTGGGGCCTGGCGCCGACGACGCCGGGGACAGAAACGCGGCCGTCACGGGGCCCGGGGCGATCCCCGTCGGGGTCGCGTCGAGCGTCGTCACGGCGAGCTCGAGGTACCCGACCCGTCGGATCGGCGCGCGCAACAGTTTCAGGTGCGCGAACGTCCCGCCCGCCCCTTCGATGTAGATGACCGTGCCCGCGGGATTCGCGTCGATCATGGGGCGGATGTATTGCCCGTCGCGATCGAGATTGTCGACGTACACGCGCGTGAGGCTGCACGTGTGCGGGTTGGGTCCGGCCGACTGCCCGACATACGGCGGGGCCGTGTTGACGCGGATCTCCCCCTCCCCGACGAGCTCGTCGGGCGTCGCCGAGAAATAGAACCCCCACGATCTCATCGCGCGTCTTTCCCGTGCTTGACGGCCAGCGTCCAGGCGGCCGCGCCGCTCCCCGGGCGGGACGTCGTGTCCGCGTTGCAATGGAAGACCGACCCCTCGTGGGTGACACAGTCGCCCCGCTCATACAGGCGCCCCGGGACGTGCACGCCCCGGTACAGCATGAGCGGGAGCACGATCGCCCGCGTCTCGACGGGCGCGTCGCCGCGGCCCCATCGGAACGTGACCGTCCGTTCCCCGTCGTACTCGCAGGTCGTCTCGACGCCCGCGGCGGCGGCGCCAGGCGGCCCGGGTGGGCCCTGGGGGCCAGGCGGCCCGGGCACGGGCCCCGCGCCCGCCAGCGCGGCGATCGTCTGTTCCAACCCCCCGAGCCCCGCCGTCGCCGTCTCGAGCGTCCGCAGGCGCCCGACGACGGGCGCCAGGGCCGCCAGGACGGCGCGTTCCATCGCGGCGATGAACGCGGCGACGAGCGGCGGATCAGCGTACGCGCTCATAGAGAGCCCCCCAGTCTTTCACCGTGAGCGCGGCGACGAGCGCGGACACGTCGAGCGCGGCGGCGATCTCCGCCGGCGCGTCGAGTTCCGCAGGCGCGGGCACCGGGGCGGGGGCGGCGGGCGCGAACGGCGAATTCCGATCCCGCTCGTCGAGCGCGGCGAGCGAATAGTTCTGCTGCTGCATGTACGGCGTGTCGCCGCCCTGGACCGATCCGAGCCCGAAGTACTTCCTCCGCGCTTCGTTCGGCGACACGGCGCCGGACCCGATGGCCTCGGACGCGGCCTTCGTCCGCGTCGCCGTGTCCATGTAGATCAGATCGTCGATGTCGAATTCCGTCCCGTACTCGGTCCCCGCGATCCCGAGCCCTTCGTCGAGCGCGTTTTCACACGACACGACGAGACTCTGAATACATTGCGAGTAGTACTGCTGCTGCATGGGCTCGACGCTCGCGAACGGCGGCGGGGGCCCCACCCCGATCATGAACGCGGGGACGTGGTAGCACGCGCAGATCGTTTCCGCCGTCCACCCCAGTTGTTCGATCAGTTGCGCGTCGACCGCGTTGACCGTCATGGGCTCGTACTTCAACCCGTCGCTGACAACCGCGACCTGGCCGACATTGTCTCCCGAGAATTTCTCTTGCCAGTCGGCTTTTAGGCGGGCCAACGTCTCGTCCTTCATCGCCCCCGGGGCGGTGAGGATGCCCGAGGGCCGCGCCCCCGCTGCGAAAAACTTGTTCGACGTCTGTTGAATCGTCAACCCTTGCAAGGCGGCCAGCCCGCAGGCGTACAGGGGCGTCACGCCGCACAGGGGATGAAACAACGTGATCATCCGATCGTGGATCATCTCGCTCGCGGGGACGACGATCGCGCCATCGGTCCCGAGCAGCCCCGCGAGCTCGTTGCTCTTGAGCTCGTAGTACACGGCGCCGTCGCGGGCAACGAGCGGGGTCACTTTTTGCGGATCGAGGACGTAGAACGCGGCGGGGAGCCCGCGGCCGTCGCGTTCGATCAACGCGTACGTGTTGCCGTGCACGAGTTTCGACGTGATCCACTGCTCGATAAACTTCTGGGGCGTCTGGTACCGGTTCGGTTTGCGGAGCACGGGCGACCAGGCGGGGTTGGTCGTTTCGTGCCACACGTTTTCGTCGTCGCGCCGCATGAGCCGGAGCGCGAGTTTCGCGACGTCGGCCGCGATCAACGTGACACAGGCGAACACGGCGAAATAGGACAACGCGGAGTCGGCGCGGATTTCCGCGTTTTGCTGCCACGCCCCCTGGAAGGGTTCGCGGACCATCGGGTACCATCCGTCGCGGCGCGGGCTCGTCGCGAGCGGGCGCAGCGCGGCCGCTTTCCGGGCCAGGAGTTCGTAACCGAAGATCGACAGGTGCATGGGACGGGGCCCGGGCGACGGGGCGCGCGCGTCAGTCGTGACCGCGCGCGCCCCCGTGTGGCCTTAGACGACGGGATACACGGCGCCCGTCAGGTAGTACACGGCCGTCGCGTTCGCTTTCTTCCAGTTGATGAACCGCTCCGCGCGGAGTCCGACGAGGTTGTCTTGCCAGAGGGACGACCAGACCGTCGTCGCCGGATCAGCGGGGCTCACGGGCGCGTCGTCCATCTGGATCGACGCTTCCCGCGAGACGTCGATCGTCACGCCCCCGTCGTCGGCCAGGAGGATCCGATCGGCCGCGACGCCGATCACCTTGTCGCCGACCGTGTTGCTCGCGACAATCGTGATCCCATTCGCCGTCCCGCCCTGGGGCCCCACGCCCGGGAAACTCGCCGTGCCCAGCGCGTTGCGCCCATAGCCCATCGCGAACGCGTTCGCCTCCGACATGAGGATCGCGACTTTCCCGAGCGGGACATTGTTCGTCGTGAAGTACGAAATGATCAGCCCCAGATCCTTCGCCGGATCGTCGAGACTGGCGGCCGTCGGGGCGCCGTTCGTGATCGACGCCGGATTCGTGTCGGCGACGGCCGCGACGGCCGGGTCGGTAAACTGCTGGTCGAGAAACGCGGCGATCCCCGCGATCATTTCATCGCGAACGATCATCTCCGCGGACGGTTGCGACGACCGGACCAGCTCTTCAGTCAGGACGATGATCCCCGCCGCCTTCGACGTCCCCAGCGACGCCGATCCGAATTGCATCTTACCGACCGGCTTCGCCTTCCCCTGTCCGACCCACTTGTACGTCCCGCCCGCCGTGACGACCGGGACCGACGTATTGAAGGGGACTTTTCGGATGCCCGGGATCCGTCCCAGGATCGTCGCGGCCCGCGACAGTTCGATGAATTCGTTCGTCAGGTTCGACACCGTCACGAGCGCGCCCGCCCACGCCGGGTCGGTCGTCGTGCCTGGGGTCACCGCCGCTTTGATCAGGAGCTCCACGTTCGGATCGCGATAGGACTTGGCGTACTCCATCGCGCGATAGCTGTCCCCGTTCGCCTGAAGCCGCGCCTTGACGGCTCGGACGAATGTGAGTCCCGCGGGCGCGTTCGACTTCACCGAGACGACGGGAGCCGCCGTGCGGAGCGCGGGCGTCGTCCCCTCCACGCGCGTCGCGACGGCGGGGAGCAGCCGCTCGAGCTCGCGCTCGCGGACCAGGTGCTCATCGATCGATTTCACTTCCAGCACCAGCGCGTCGTACTCGTCCTTCTTGTCGTCGAGATCCGTGTCGGTCGCGTCGGCCATGATCGCCGCCATGCGGGCGACTTTCGCCGCGCGCGAGTTTTCAAACTGGGAAATGCGCTCTTGTGTGGTCATGTGGGTTCGTTTCGTGAGAGGTTCCCGGACGCGGGAAGGATCAGGGCCAGGCGCGGCGGGCAGATACGACGCGTCGAGACTCTTGATCGTGTGGATCGTGGCGTCCATGTTCGCGGGGACGGTCACGAGCGAGAGCTCACAGATTTCGACGCGGGAGAAACGGCGGCCGCCGTGCTTCAGGAGCGAGACGCCCCCGTGGAGCGCGCGGTACCCGATCGACACGCCCGTGATCAGGCCCGCGACGAGCGTGTCCCAGGCTTCGTTGACGCGGTCGCGGAGCGGCCCGGGCGTCTCGACGTCGGGGAGCGTCGCGTCGAACTCGATCCCCGCCGACGTCGGCGGGTGGAGCGTGACGGTCCCGATCGGGCGTTCCTTGTCGTGATGCCAGAGGAGCGGGATCGGGTTCCGAAACGTCGCGCCGAGCGGATCGAGTACGTCGCCCTGGCGATCGGGCGTCGGGGTCGTCGCGACGCCCGCGATCCGTCGGGGCCGCCCGTCGGCCCGCTTCGTGTTCAGGATCGCGTACGCGCGGAGCATCGCCCGCTAGTCTCGGGCCTGGCCGCTACGCGCCGGGAGTTTGTATTTTTTTATTCGAATAATCGAATAACGCGCGCCGGATGATTTCGGGGACGGACACGCGCTCGAGAGACGCGCGGCGATAGAGCCGATCGAACCGGCGGCCCGGGAGCGCGACCGACACGACGACGGAAGGGTCGGTCGGATCGAGTGGCGGGCGGCCCGGGCGGTTCGCCATGTCGGGAGTTTACCGCCCCCCGAGAATGAGCATCTGGTACTTGGGCGTCGGGTCGTGCCCGTGGCGGGACATGGCATCGATCGCCATGATCAACGCGTACCCGCCGTCGATCCGTTCCGTGGACAGATCCTTCGACGGTTTGATATTGCCGGCGGCGTCTGATTCGACCGACATGTTGCCGATATTCCAGCGCAGGATCGGGTGGCCGTCGTGACGGAGCTGCTTGCCCACGATGGCCTTCTCGAGCAGTTTCGACGGCGCCGACAGCGACGCGAACCCCTGACGGACTTTCACACAGACGATCCCGTCTTGTTTTTCCAAGCGGCTGATAATGTCGGTCGCGTTCCAGGGGTCGTACGCGACGACTATCAGGTCGAATTCTTCATCCCAGGCGAGGATCAGTTTCCGCACGTAGTCATAATCGACGGCGGGCCCGGGCGTCGCCGTGAGCAGGTCGGCGCGGGCCCACTCTGTGTACGGGACGCGATCGCGCGTCGTCCGCGGGAGAATCCGTTCCGCGGGGACGAAGAAATGCGGCAGAACGTCGAACTGATCGCCATCGGGAAACACGGCGACCGCGGCGGTCAAATCCGTCGTCGTCGACAGGTCCAGGCCGACGAAACACCGCCGCCCGCGGAGCGCGGCGCGGTCGATCGGGACGCGACACGCATCCCACGACTCGAGGGCAATCCAGCGGGACGCTTGTTCCGTCCACTGGTTCAGGTACAGCCGGCGAAACGCTTGCTCTTGCGCGGGGATTTCTTTCGCGCGGGCACACGCGGCGCGCATTTCGTCGAGCGATCGGAAATCCCCGAGCGCGGGATTCGCGCGGCGCCAGACCTGCTCGTCGGTCCAGTCGGCCCCGTCGGGCGCCTCGAACAGGATCGGCAGGAATGACGGATCGAGCGTGGGCGTCTTTTCGACGTTCTTCGCGTGGGCGTAGAGCTCGTAGAGGATCGAGTGTCGGTCGTACCCCGCCGTCGAAATCGCGATCGTGAGCGGTTGCGCGCGGGCGCCCGTCGACGACGTCAAGACGTCCCAGAGTTCGCGCGACGGCGCCGCGTGGAGCTCGTCATACAGCACGCGCGACGCGTTGAACCCGTGTTTACTGTACGCTTCCGCAGAAATCGCCCGATAGAACGAGCCCGTCTTGTGATCGACGATCCGCTTCTGCGAGTCGAGAATATCGCAGCGGGCCAGGAGCTCCGGGTCGTTCCGAATCAT